CCCTGGTATTTTTCTGCATCAGATGTTCTCTCGAGAGGTCTAAAACGCAAACGCCCACCGGAGGGGAATCTCCAGAGCTTCTTCTGCTCGTGGTAAACCGCGCCAATCGCCCCGAAAATCTGGTGAGAACGTTCGATGGCGTCGTCAAGCATCGGCAATTCCCTTCGGCAGAACAGAGCGTTGAATCCTTCTCCGTACGCTTCCGCCTTAATAGCATACTTACCAAGTGCTCCATCCGTTTTCCCTCCGCCTCTGGCACCACCGTAGAAAATTTCAGGTAGCGGGCAAGTTACAAACTTATACTGAGGACCCTCTTGAGGGGACCATACTATGTTCTTCACCGGAGGCCCCAAATCAAATAGAAATGAACCAGATTAACCGAACAGCGCGGGTAGCTCCATCTTCTCCAGAGTCCCGCCACCAGATTCCAGCTCAATATACTGTACGTCAGGGACGAACGTTAACGCCTGTGTTACCACGTAGCTCCCGTTTTGGTTACGCTTCTGATGCGTGCTTTGAACCACGCATCCGTTGTACAACTGCATCGCTTCAGTGGTCTTGATCCAACCACTGGCGCTGTCGTATACCCTAGCAATCATCTTAAAGGGATCTCCGTCACCTACAACCTGTAGACCATCCAGGTCAACCTCCAGCCCGTCTATATCCAACACCTTCTTGGACTCTTTAGGTGCTTTGCTAACAGATACTTTTGATGGTTTTGATGGCTTTGGCACGGGAAATACCCTCTTATAAGTGTGTCTTAGGCAATTATTGATCAACAACGTTAAGAAACATCCACTCGATCGAGCTATCACTGAACCTTGGCATCACTTCCCACCTTTCATCTTGGTCAAAGCAACCTTTGCCAGGTCTCCCATATGAGTAGCAGCGAAATAGAACGCAAGAATCAGCATAACAGCAGGATTCATATCAGAAGCACGTTCGGCGGCAATCTGCCCGGCATGAATCACCCGATCATAAGTCCAAAACCCAACTCCATCGATAAATGGAGCAGACATAGAAATCACGGCCGACACCAGATACATAAGCAGCCATGTCCCAGTAATAGACAGAGCGATAAGGCGTCGAGCCAAGTTCTGCCCTTGGGTCGCCTTCATCCACTCAACAACCATCGCCCTAGCCTCTGTGCGGCTCTTGGCTGCGTCGTTGGCTTTCTCTTCATCCGTGTACACCAAGGCGTCAAGTCCGTCTCTAACGCTCTCTACGGCCGTATTCAAGGCCTCCTCGGTACCGAACACGCGCCCCCAGAAACTCATTCCTCTGCCTCCCACCTATTGCAGCCAAAGTTCGCGCCCACTGAGAGCGAAACACGAGCAAACCCATTAACATCAAAATCTGCCCACTCATACCAAATGACGCAACCACCAAGCTCAGGATATCCATATTCCTTGTCCATGCATCCGCTGTCTCTACTGATCTCGCCTCTCATCCCTTCCTTGTCGCCAGTCCAGTGCTTGCAGGTTAGGCACATGCCATGATACTTCATTCTTCACCCACATCTTCTTCGCAGTTCTCTGCCTCCCAGTCCTCCTCGCTGACCGGTTCCCCAGAGATAACCCGAGTGGTCTGCTCAACCTGCGCCACATACTCCCGACGGTCCCGCCACTCGTTTGGTCTGCGATTTTTTAACCAAAACCTCTGAGCAGCCACGTTTGGGGCCTCGTGCTTGTGCTTCGTAACCCTCCTTGTTCCATCCTTGTCCGAATAATGCTCTTCTGTCTCGGTGTAATCGAATCCGATGGCACTATTGAATGCGGCCGCCACTACCAATCCATCAGCACCCTCTTTCCCAGACTTTATAGCCTCCGAAAACTCAGGGTAATCAATCTTCCACTTATATAGTGTGGACTCAGATATCCCCATGGACTCAGCCATTTCCACGTCCTTCATCCCTAACAGGGCGAACCTTTTTGCTATCTCTGGATACTGTGGGTTCCACTTGGGGGTCCTGCCACCGGGGTGCTTACCGTTGTTTCTTGGTTTCAGGTGACCTTTTCTCGGCATAGCCCTAACCCTCATCCCCCAACCGTATACGTGGCTCTCTATCAAGAACCTCAGAGTCAAACCTCTTCTTGTATTTGAGCCTATCCAATTCGTACGTAAGACCTTTGATTGCTCTTGCGGCATCTTTAAGGATCTTGGCGTCAGCTCCTCCCAGTATCTCTGAAGCTTTCGCCTGCCTACCGTAAACAGCTTCCGCCAAATGATCGATTGCCCATTTCTTTTCTGACATGTCAATTACAGGGTGCTTTCGCTGGCCCCGCCTCTTTTTTTGGCCATAAAAAACGCATTTTATCCAAGCATGTTGATGGTTATGACAGATCCTCCACCAACCTGGGTATCAACAAACCTATGATGAGGGTAGACAGGGGTCCTTGTGTCGCTAAGGAAAAACACGGTATTGGGCCCTACCAGGTTGTCGAATTTATTCTGAGACCCCATGGCACTAGACGACCTAACCCAAAAACCAGCAGCTTGCCAATCTAAATCATCTGATATAGAGAAATAGTGGGTTATGCTTCCTGAGACAACATGGATGGTAAGGTTCTTAACCCAACCCACATACAGCAGCCTCACGATCTCTTCGTCAGCAGCGGCCACAGTAGGAGGAGTTACTTGCCTAGACATAGCTCTATTACTGCCAGTCTGGTATGGGTTTACTGCGAACTCTCTGTGGTCATAAACACTAGTGATAATGCTCATAAAAAGCCCCAAGATTACTGTTAATGCGCGTCCTTGCCCCTTGATCCTGTAGGATCACCCCCTTTACAAGTCTGTTGAGTCTTCGATCGATCTCTCCTCGCAGAGAGCCCTAAAAGCATCAACCTTCACTTTGTGCACCTCCCGATCTCGCTTGTCCTTCCGAATCGTGTATACCAGGGTGACGATAAAACCGCACGCGGCCATAACTGCACCGAATACAGCAGCCATCTCGGTAGTTGTTAACCAACCAACCCCCGCAGTAGCGGCCCCTGCCGATGTGACAATATGCCCAGATTTAGTCATGTCGGAAAATTTCTCGAGAACTGGACGCCCGATTGGCTCCTTACTCCTTCTCAGGCGTCCAAGTATTGGTCTAGACATGCATTGGCAGCTAATCATCCGAGCCGCACTTAACTGTAGGTAATGTCATTTTCTACATCCCTTTAAAAGCCGATGTAGGCTTCTTCTAGCCCATCTACTATGGGATTCTCGCTTGAGACAGAAACTATGGTGTCACCATACCCGGACTCAGCCACTACGATATAGTCTCCAACCTTGGGTTTGAAGACTTCCAAATGAGGCTTCATAAATATTTCTACTCCGCCTTCATACCAAGCCCAAGTAACGTCCTTATCAGCATCCAGTTTGTCTATCTTGACTACCCTAACGACATCAATTACGGCTTTCATTTCATCTGGCCCCCGCGACACTCGATCGACACGCGCTTCTCTTCACGGCCGTTCTTTTTCACGATCTCGAACCGAATACCCATGTCACGATCGATGTCGGGGATCGTATCGCAATAGCTCTGCACCACATTAAACGCCTTCTTTTGCGTCATGCCAAACGTGGAACACCCAGAAAGGAAAACCAAACCAACCAGCAAAACGATTGTCTTTTTCATCTCTATCCCCCTTTGATATGGGAATCACCCCACATTAGGTTTGAGTATACCGAAAAGTTGCCTTTTTGTCAACTACCACTTAATCTCCTCTGAGTCTGCGCCATCAATAAACGCATGCGCGAGCCCCAATGCCTGCCACATGTCTTTCTTTACACCGTACAGAGGCCCACGGTTCTTTTTGTTTCCTATGGCTTTCTCCTTTCCTCCATACAGGTCTATCATGGCTGCCCTAATGTCCGCATCCTTTGCAGCTCCATTCCCGCAAACCGTCTTGCGCACATCCTTCCTGAATATCCTGAACACCTGAACATTTGGATCGGTTATCACAACTTCTGCAAACCTACCTGACCAGAACGCAGTGTCCAGTGTCTCTTGGCCTATCCTTTGCATATAAGATTTAACGCCTTCAATGGCAATAAATCTATAACCGAGTATCTCACTCCATGTCGACAACCACGACAGCAATTCATGATTCTCGTATATACCACCACTGACAGGTATAGTGCTGCCATGTCGTACAGTAACAAAAGCAGACCTGGTTGGCCCCGGATCAATCGCTATTACATTCATGTCACACCCTCTCATATTGTCAACCTAATCCCATCCAAGCACTAAAATCATCCTGGCAGTGTATGCTTTTGCATAGTCGATCTCTTCGATAGTCCATATTCTCTGCTTGTGCCTGGCAGACTTTCTCGCCTTTCTCTCAAGTTCTTCGATCGGTTGCGAACGGCGGAGAACGTCAATTCGCTTGTTTCTTTCCGTCTTCATGCTACCCCCTTCTGATTACAGCCTCGCAGTCCTTAAAACCAAGATTTCCAGGGCCATCTCTGACTTCCACAACCAACCCGTGGGTTTTGATGCTCATCCTCATCAGCCTTGCCGCGGCCCTCGTCAAATGGCAATTCAGCTCATCCACTCCAAGCGCATCCATTATTTCATTTCCCTGGTCACTGATTAATCCATAAAAATCAGAACCTTCAAGTCCATATGCGTGCCCCTTGTGCCCCATAATAGACACCATGAAGCTCCCGAGCGTCCTCTGACCTCTAAACCCTGTGACCTGCACAACCCTTGGGATTACAACAAATTTTCCCTCTTCCACTTCTGCTTACCCCTGATCGCATCTTCGCGATAATGTGTGACTCCATATCGAGACGATACGACTCCAGTATCCTCTCCACCTGAGACTTGACCTCCTCATAGCGCTTCCGCCAGACCCTAGACCACTGCGCCTCGCTTATCTCTAGCAGCCTGGCCTTGGCCCGCTGTGTAGGATTAATTTTCCCCTTGCCATTGCATTTAGGACAGAGCTTAGGCAATGGTCGTCCTGTGGCCTCAGCCAACCCATCTTCTCCATCACCTGGAACATAGCCCATGCCGGAGCACGTATTGCACTTCTCTCCACCCTTATTCCCGTATATCTCCCATAGTGCCATAATGACAAACTGGCTAAACAAGCAGCTCCCTTTAGGTTCTCGCCATGATCTCTGGGCCATCAAATCAAGTACATCCTCGTGAACATACTCGTAAAACTCCTTTTCCTTCGTCGAGTCGCCAAGAAACTTGGCTAGCGCAAGCAGGTATGGCCCATGTCTCATGCCAGCAAACACACCAGCTAGCTCTGTTGCTGTAACCCTATCCGGCGATGTGCTCGCCGCAAAGACATCGCCGTACTTCTGAGAACCACCACCTATACGACCAAGAACCATCTCAATATCCATTGTATCAAACCCTCTTGTTCCAGCGACATATTGCTTCTTGTCTTGCGACCTCTATATATTTTGGGTCGTATTGCACTCTTTCGTCGCTCCAAGACTCGTGCACATGACACCTTGGATGTTCAAAGCAATCTATTATTTGAATACTAATTGTGGGGATACAGCATACATCGCAACCACATTCGTAGAATGTCCCACGGACATCAACCGAGTCCGGGAATACAGGAGCAGCCCCGCAAAACGGACAGTGTCTAATCATTACATCACTCATGACAGCCTCACCAGTGCTTGTCCATCTTTGCTGCGGCTGGTTATATCGAAAGTAACGTATCCAAATAGACGTCCTGGAAGACCAGGAAGTCCGCCTTTGTTATTCATCGAGGTAATCTCCGCTGTTACCTTCTCCGAATTTGACATTTGTGACATGTATGATGTTGACCCCAAATACTCCCCGTCCGGCTTGTAGTACCTCAGGTCTATTAGATTTCGAGCCATAACCAACCTCCAACATTTCTTTGCTTGGCGGAGCGGTCCAAAGATTTACTGGACCGAACCGCATATCTGGCCAAAATATCAAATCGCCTCCTTATAGCAATCCGGCAAGAACTGGAAAACATCGTTATCCTTTGCCCACTGAGCAAGTATTCCAGGCTCAGCGTCTTTCCAAGACTCAATCCCTAGATCTGACTTGAGTTTTGTCCATGACCATGACTCTACAGCATTAACCCTTGCCTTGTCAAGGAACTCTTTTCCTCCAACAGCAGATTCCCCCTGCTGATGCTGCAATACATGATGCTCATGGCACATAGGAACCGCTGAATACTCCGGCTTGCGGCCAGTGCCGGCACCAGAAGCTATTCTTCGGACGTGGGCTGGATCACCTGGACCAGGTTTCCCGCATACACAACACTTCTGAGCTTTAAGCCACCCAAGGAAGTGCTTATCTGTCCCAATCTTTGGCCAAACACTCTGGCAACGGAAAAACCCTGACAGCCGAAGCTCACGAGCCTGATCTCCATAGGCAGACTTGTGGGCTCCAATCTGTGATGCGGCCGCGCCAGACAGACGAACCATGGCTCCGGCAACGTCCGGCTCATGGAACATCTTGAACACGCCGTGCGCATCATTCGGCTCAACGTCCACGATCATGCGGATAGTTCCGTCTACAAGCATCGAGAACTTACGGAACACGAAAGGAATAGCGTCACTCATCGCAATCGTCCTTCTTGGACATCGAAACAGACCAAGCCAGAATCCATACAGAAGCGATAACACCAAGGATCGCCACTAATGGGATCAGGAAAAAATAACTCGAACTCAGTATTTCACTCACGATGCACCTCCTACGATTGTCTTAACATTTCCCATTTGACCCTGGTATCGAATCCTCTCAGCCACTCTTCGATGAACTCTGGGTCGTCATGCCCAGGAAGCCAATTTGGCGGCTCCCGCTTATCTCCCCGGACCCGAGCCCAGTAACCCTGGACCTCTGGCTTAGCGCCTGGGAACTGCTTGTTGCTCATTGGCTATTCCTGCATACCAAGATCGACCCAACCAGTCCGGCAGCACAACCTACAACCCAGTACCAGATTCCATTCAAGAAGACCTGAGACTCTGGATGACCAAATGTCTCAGCCCTCCCAGCCACAACAGCAGCCACCATCAAAAATACGAACAAGCAACCCAATGTGAATTTACCTTGCTTTGACATTCTATCAACCTCTCGACTTATTTCTTCTGTTTGCAAAACACCCGTTTACCTAATCACAACTCTGCTCCATCCAATTCTGCGCAAACTAGGTTTGTTTCCCTTATTTTTGCTTTCCTTAGATTTGCTTTCCTCAGGTTTGCGTTCCTAAAGTCTGAATCACTCAGATCTGCGCCACTTAGGTTTGCGTTGCTCATGTCTGAGTAACTGAAGTCTATGTTACTGAGATCTAAGTAACGTAGGTCTGCTCCATTGAGGTTTGATTTCCTTAGGTCTGAGAACCTAAGGTCTGCGTTAATTAAGTTTGCATCTACTAAGTTTACTCGAAATAGTCTTGCGGATCTTAGATCCGCGCCACTGAGGTTTACGTTACTCAGGTCTGCGTTACTTATGTCTGCGTTACTTAGGTCTGCGTTATTTAGTCTTGATCCACTGAGGTTTGCGTTCCTTAGGTTTGAGCCGCTCAAGTCTGAGCCACTAAGGTCTACGTTCATTAGGTCTGAGTCACTTAGGTCTGCGCCACTGAGGTCCGCGCCACTTAGGTTTGAGTCATTTAGGTCTACGTAATGTATATTTGCTCCACTGAGGTCTACGTTTCTAAGGATTGAGCCACTTAGGTCTGCGCATGATAGGCTTGCGTGACTTAGATCTGCGCCACTTAGATCTGCGCCACTGAGGTTTACGCCACTTAGGCTTGCGCCACTAAGGTTTGCATTAATTAGGTTTGATCCACTTAGGTTTACGTTCCTCAGGTCTGATCCACTGAGGTCTACGTTACTTAGGTCTAAGTAACGTAGGTCTGAGCCACTGAGGTTTACGTTTCTGAGGCCTGAGAACCTAAGGTCTGCGTTAATTAGGATTGCGTCTACTAAGTTTGCTCGAAATAGGCCTGCGGATCTAAGATCCGCGCCACTGAGGTCTACGTTACTTAGGTCTGCGTTAATTAGGTTTGCGCACGATAGGCTTGCGTTCCTTATGTCTGAGTCACTCAAGTCTGCGCCACTTAGGTTTGCGCCACTGAGGTATGCGGACTTTAGGTTTGCGAACTTTAGGTTTGTGCCTGTTAGATTTGCGTACTTTAGGTTTGCGTTCTCTAAGTCTGCGTTCTCTAGGTCTGCGAACTCTAGGTATGTGCCTAATAGGTTTGCGCCTATTAGGTTTGCGCCTATTAGGTCTGCGCACGGTAGGTTTGCGTTCTCTAGGTTTGCGTTCTCTAGGTTCGTGCCTATTAGTTTTGCGCACGATAGGTGTGATTTCTTTAGATTTGCGTTCTCTAAGTCTGACAGGAAAAGAATTGCGTGACTTAAGTCTATATAACTCAGGTCCGCGTTACTTAAATCTGTGTGACTTAGGTCTAGATTTGCCGGGAAACCGAGAAATGTTCTCGTTTTTATTTGATTTACAAAATGATTTCTCATGATCATACCCTACAATTCTCCACAAGGTGTTGTATGTGTTTCTGCAGTGGACAGCTCTACTTTACATCCTGACACATCGAGTGTCAAGTAGATTTCTTCGCCATATCCTGAATCCGCTTCGCCAGATCACCAACCTTGCCTGGTAGTCCATCGGCAGATGGAAGCAAAGGAACCTTGTGCTCAATCGCCTTGCTTCCGCCCGGCAGAGAATCGGCCTTGTGCTCAGTGTAGGCCAGAGCAGGGGCATCACTGCCACCCGCTAAGACCGCCTTAGCCGCCTCCTGAGCGCCGATCAGTGCTACCCGGTCCAGGTGCATACCCCTAGCCTGTCTATCGGCGTCAGCGAGCCCTATGAGCTTCCTAGGGTATTCTGGGCGCTCACTCTTGACCGCGAATCCTCTGTAACGTTCGATAAACTCCTTGGACACGAACGGAAGGGCGTCGGATTCAGTGCCACAAAGCTTGATCCATCCCCCCATGTCAGAGATCACCTTGTGGATCAGGCTGTCATCGAACGCAACGGTCCGATAGGCACCCACAGTACGAATGGCGCGCTCCACCTTCGCCCAGGCCCGCATTCCAGAATCCTTGGTGTTGCCATCGATCATCCTGATGATGTCTGCCGCTTTGGGGGCAAAAGTTCCGGTGTCCGGGTTAGCCGCATGACGGCCAAAAGCGTCGACAATGGCTTGGAAGTCGTATTTTTTCAGGGCACCCCAGTAAATCCTCTTTACCGGCGGAGAAATCTCAACTCGGTAATACTGCGCAACACTGTCAAGCAAATTAGAGAAGTCCCGCTTATCTGAATCATTCATGTCAATCTCCCATTCTCAGGAATTCTTCAGTTGATCTCCGCTGGTACTCTTCAAGCCTCTCAGCCTTGCTCAGCTGCACTTTGGTGCCGTTAACACCGACCTTGGCATTCGCGAGCCACTCAGGCTCAAGCCCGCGCCAACCCCTCAACACGCATTCAGCCAAGCAGTCGTCCACGGAGTACCCAAGCTTTGCGGCCGCGTGAAGCTTCGACCCGAGTCGGGTGATCACTGTCTGGCTCAAGGGGTACTTCTTCGACTTGCGCATTGCCTTCCAGTCCTTCATGGTCTGCTCAGTTGGCATGCCAGGCCATGTTGAGAAGTCAAGATCGGGGGCTTTTGGGTGTGTGTCCGCGCGCTTGCGCGTGTCTGTATTAACTCTTACTTCCCCTTCTGTAGCTCTTAGATCTGCATCTCTTAGTTCTTTTAATCTGATATCTGAGTTCTGAGTTGCTACATTCATTGCTAGGCTAATGCTACTAGCATTGCTACTAGCATTGCTAAGTTTTTTAGCCTTTGATTCACCCCCTAAACGACCAGCGTTTACGCGCCTTTCGTGCTTAACTTGTTGATCTGACTTGATTTTCTCCATTCTGGCCTGTTTCCATCCAACATCTGTCCTAACCCAGTACTTCTCAAGAATCGATCTAACCAGCTCTGGAGGGGCTCCAGCGCATATCCTACACATCAAATCGAGGTCGTCCTCTATAGGCCCACCCCTCCAGTACTCAGCAAGAAGAAGCAAGTAAACTCCGTGCTGGCCATAAGAAAGTCTTGAGGTATCTCCAAGGTAATCATTAACATAGAACGGAAACCACGCAAGCTGCGACATGCTTAACCCCTCGAGTTTTTGGCTTTGTTAATAAGTCTCTTGACTTTCTCGTATCTTTCTTGAGCCCGCCTTCTTTGACAGGCAACACAACCGCCATTAAGCGTGTACCGAAGCTGCTCACCACAAACCTTGCAACCCTTACCGTAGAAGGTTTTTTTACCATCAGAAGCGGCTTTCATTCTGTCTTCAACAACGTAAAATCCACCATTCATTCTCTAAACTCCTTTGTTAGTAATATCTGTACAAAGTCTAGATAATAACCAAATAAACATCCCACGTCAACACCTAAACCACCCCATCCTTCGTGGATGGGGCGAAGTGACGATGTTCAACGGATATCAGTCAAGCCCCATCGACCAATTGCGGTCTTGATCGACATGAATCCATGATGGGCTTACGAATTTGATATCGCCAGCGTAGACCAGCTCAACAGATCCATCTTTTTTCTCAACTATACCAGCAGAATCAGTTGTTTCCCCATCACTAATAACTCCCCATTCAAGCAAAATTCCTTCAAAATCAAACTCTTTCACCAAAATATGCCCTCGATGACTGGCTATTGATCCGTCGGCCAATTTGTCCCCAGTTTCCACTAAACGGGTCACTTGCTTGAAACATTTCACTACTCGATTGATCATGATAAATTACCTCAGCATTTGTTTTGTTTTCTCAGAATTTCTTGCGAAATATCTAAATATTTACTCCATCCGAATCGGATGGAACCCCAGTAGCCATCGACCTTTCGCATGCATAACGAAATGGATGATGGTCACTGACTCTTCTTCGTTGAGCTGGGAAAGGTCTATGTTTTTCAAATTGAAAACAGTATTACCTTTATCCTTAAATTCAACCGATATCACCTCACCAGAAACGCATAACTCAATAGATCTATCTCCCTGATTCTCGGTTATGCAATCGGTCTCGACTGGCAAAATATGTGTAGAGATCGACGCCGCAAACATCAATTCCAGTATCATGTCAATGAACCTCCTTCTTCTCTGTGTGTTGCAGGTAAACAAGCTCCGCGGCTTTCAGTCGGTCAAACGTGAGAAAATAGGTGTCGTTTCTGTACTCATCGATAGACACAGCTTCCAGCTCAGACATTAACTCCATCGCCCCAACTACGACATCTCGCGAGAATCGGTTGTTTATGGAATCTGACAGATCCTCCACCGATATCTCAAAAGCGTCGTTATCGTATACGGCTGAAATGTAGTTGAAATACGCAAACAGCGACGCGGAGCACATTCCCAACTCTTCTCGTAAGTTCATCTTATCCACCTACTCGTAATAGTTATGACGTATTGCGGCGTGGGTCCCATAGATCCCCCCGTAGTCCACCTCTCCTTTCGTCAGAGCGACGATTTTCTGCGACTGCTTGTAGTTAGGGTGAGACTCTCGCAATCGCCACTTGCAGGCTGTACGGCGTCCTATGCCCATTGCCAGGGCAAACTGAAGATCTCCCATATCTGATATGTACCTAGGTAGTGTTTTCTGCTTCATTGGTCCTCCGTCTTGGTACGTTACATTCCACATCCACCCAAAAAGGACCCGACTAGGAGTCGGGTCAAGGCCTCTGGGAGAGGCCGCTGGAGGATGTACCTAACTGACCGATGGAATCTCCGGTAACCAGTTCGCGTCAGGGTAGATGTCCGGGCGCAACTGGTTAGGCGTCAACTTCCCATGCGTCTTCTTGCTAAGCTCGATCGCCTTCTCAGGAGAGATCCGATGCTTACCAAACAACCACCCGTGAACGGCCTGACGGGTAACCCCCATCTCACTTGCCATACGGTTCTGGTTGCCAAATATCTTTACTGCTTTGTTGATGTGTCTGTTTTTCATATGATGAAGAATATCTCCAAAGAGACGCTCGTGTCAAGCACTTTTTGTAAAAAAAGACTTGACATGTACTTACTCTAGGGGTAAAGTGGCAATTAACAGATAGTTTCGAACCTCGGGATAGATCCGAGATTTATTCAACCATAAGGAGCTAGATATGAGCGCTTTCCAGGACGCACAAATTGCATACGACATGATGCAGGATTCAGAGTACAGCAAAAAGGATTACGTTAATCGGGTCCTTGAGGGACTGGACGATATCGAGGTACTGGAGAGGGCTGTCTGCGACAACATCGACTTTGAGGAGCTTCGTCTACACCTGAATAACCCTGATCTCGATGCGCGAAACAACCTGATCGGGGCAATGGTAACAGAAGCTGTGGATAAATTCGTTGAATGTGAGATTCAGAGAGTATCCGAAAAGATCGGGGAATCTATCGACCTTCATCCGCACATTGAACTAGAGGATGTATTTTAATAATGACCTACCCACAAATGACCGAAGACGCTTTGATGTTGCAAGTCTCTTACCTGAGAAAGGAAGTTAGCAACCTACGAAAGGCGGCGAAATACCTTATTGAACGGCCGCGGCTGGAAAGCGGGTCCATTGAGATGACAGAGGGTGACGCCTTTTGTGCTCAGCTTGGCCTGGAGCCGTGGAAACACGAAACACAAACAGAATCAACGAAGGTGTATTACTAATGGGCACCGTACATGAACTGATCACGAAATCTGAGAGAGATAAGAGATCAAAGAACCGGATGGAATTCATGGACCAACTGATAAGGCGTCTACGGATTCCAGGTGAGAACGATGAGCTAAGCGAGATGGAGTTCATGTTCATGAGAGCCAAATGTATACATGCGGTTCTCAGTGAATCCCAATGGAAGAACGCAATTCGGATGTGGAGACGCAATACCCGCTCTCCATCTGTCAGGTGGCCTTGCTGAAAGATGCCGGGGGATTAATAAATCTGTGAACTGGTACTTGACATAGCCCAGGGATGGGCGTAAAGTAAGAACCATAGAAAGACAACTGGAGCGATGAACATGAACCTGTACCAAAACGAGACACCTGAAGACTTCATTATCCCGTTGATATTCAACAAGTTGCGCGCCATACAGACGATTGCAGCATTCTCTGGAAGAGCCGTGGTGGTGGCAAAACTCTACCGAATTCACCCGAGCGAAATCAAGATGAATAGGCCGGCCTATCTCAAGCATAACAATAAGTGAGATCAGACATGTACGAGCAAAGCAGAATGGTGGTTCATGCGAAGAAAGGGAGGATGAGCAAATGCGAGCAAATATGCAGATTCATGATATCTCTGATCGGCTTTATTGGTCTACTTCCGCTGATGATTTTGATCGTGAGCTTCTATACGTAGACGGAAAGATCCCTGCATGGCTCGCAGAAAAGATCACCACTGATGCAAGCAAATCTTGGTTTACGCCGAGCACAGCAGAGATAGAGGTGAGTAATGATTAATGAGGGCACGGGCATGAACAAAGACAGTTGGAGTAGCGAATCAATAAAAGAACTGGCTTCAGCTTTAGCAAAGGCTCAAGCTGAAATTGTAGGTGCGCAGAAGAACTCATCAAACACCTATTTCAACTCTGACTACGCAAACCTGCATAGCGTGTGGGATGCGTTCCGAGAGCCATTTACGAAGAATGGGCTTTCTCTAGTTCAGTTCCCTGTATCCGCGGTACACGGTGTAGGGCTCGAGAGTATACTGATGCACGAAAGCGGCGAATGGATGAAGTTCAGCATTGTTATAGAGCTTGGGTCTGTTCCGATAAAAACAAAGAGAGGAGACTTTATCCTAAAAGATGGTGAGCCTGTATTTAATGACATGTGGAACGACCCACAAAAGGTTGTCTCGGCAATAACGTACCTCAGAAGAACGTGCGCTGCTTCTATAGCAGGGGTTCCGCAGATTGATGACGACGGAGAAAGCCTTGCAAAAGGACGAGAATATGAATCTCAAAGTGAACCAATAAATCAATTCGGGAACGGGCAACACAATGGCGGCAACCAGGAATACAGGAGCAATAGCCAAGGTGAAAACAAAGGTCTTCCGATATACCCAGGGAGCGAGCTGTCAAATAACAAGGACAAGTGGGTTGCAATAATCAAGTCTGGAGACAGAACGCCTGAGCAGATAATAGCTGCGATCAAGACAAAATACTCTTTATCGGCAGCTCAAGAGTCAACCATCAAGGCGTTGGGAGCAACCAAGTGAAGATTTTACCAATCAGGCAAGGCTCTGAAGAGTGGCTCGAGGCACGGAAAAAGCACTTTTGCGCAAGCGAAGCAGCAGCAATGCTTGGTATATCCAAGTTCATGACCCGCGACGAGCTTTTGCGACTAAAAAAGTTCGGCGAAGAAAAGGAGCAGCTATACACGAGGCATTTCGAAGACGGTCACGAAGCAGAAAGGCTAGCAAGGGAGTTGGTTGAGGCAGACCTCTCGGTCGATCTTATGCGATTAACCGTTGTCAAGGTGGTCGATGGTATGCCGCTTCTTTCAAGTTTAGACGGAATAACCATTGAGGGAGACTTCGCCTGGGAAAATAAGGCATACAATATCGACATTGCTTACCATATTGAGGCTTTTTGTGATGTTCCAGATCAACACTGGCCTCAACTGGAACACCAAATGCTGACAGCTGGCCTTGATGAGGTTATGTTTACAACGTCCAACGGAAATATCGATCAACATGTAGGATTTGTTTATAAGTCCATACCTGCTCGAAGACAGCAAGTAATCGATGGATGGAAGCTTTTTCAGTCAGATCTAGATATCTACGCCAGACGCGAAAACATGATGGAGCTAAAATCCTCAGCAAAGAATATCGTTCCTAAGATTCACTGCGAGATAGAGGCGTCGGTAAAGAAATCGAACATTGATGAATTTTGCTCGCTGGTTAAGGACTTTGTCAGCGGCATCGATTCTACAATGAACGACGACAACGACTTCTCCCGCGCCGACGGTGACATCAAGACGCTAAAGAAGGTCGAGGCCTCGGTTAAAGAATCTGTGGCCAGCATTAAAGCACAGTCGACCGAGCTTTCGGGTCTATTTGATTCGCTTGAAGACCTTGGAGGACTCGCAA